ATACGAAAAGATGCTGCAGAAGCTGATGGGCACTGCGGCAGAGTTCAAAACAATAACTATTGAGGCAATTCAGGTCACTGAAAATCAAGCGACCGCCTTTGATGGAGTCAAAGATGCCGCAGCTGGTTACTTGGAAAGTATTGGCACAATGCGCGATGGCATCACAAATTTGGCGGGAACTGCCTTTAAGGGTCTCGAAGATGCTTTAACCAGTCTGGTTACAACAGGCAAAGGCAATTTTCTGGATTTTGCGCGCACGATTTTGCAGGCAACCGCGCGCATGATTATTCAGCAGACAATTCTGCGCAGCATTATGCAAGCCATTGGAGCCATTCCGGGTGGCGCATTACCTACCTCTCCCTTTGGTGGAGCGCAAGTTGTCAGTGGTGGCACAGGTATTGATGGCAGTGCATTTGGTGCGGCTGCCTTTAGCAAGAGTTTGCCATTTGGTTTTGCAAAGGGTGGAGTGGTCAACAACCCCACCATGTTTGCCTACGCCAATGGCGGCGCTGGTCGCTTTGGCCTAATGGGCGAGGCTGGCCCTGAAGCAATCATGCCCCTGAAGCGTGGGCCTGGTGGTCGGCTTGGCGTTGAATCCTCTGGAGGTGTGGGCAATATTGTGGTCAACGTTGACGCTCAAGGCACACAAGTGGAGGGTGATCAGCCCAATGCGAATAGGCTGGGCGAAGCACTTGGCGCAGCTGTACGCGCTGAGCTTCTCCGTCAAAAGCGTCCAGGAGGCTTGCTTAGCTGATGGCTACTTTCCCTGACATACAGGCCAGTTACGGTTTAAACAAAGAAAGCCAACCGACCGTTAGAACTGCGCGTTTTGGCGATGGCTATGAGCAGCGCGTCACCTTTGGTTTGAACCAAAATCCAAAAATTTGGCAAATGCGCTGGGTCAATATTACAGAGGCGGATTGTGACACTATTGAGGATTTCTTGAACGCGCGTGCTGGTGTTGAGCCTTTTGAATGGACGCCACCAGATGAGTCCACCGAATACAAATGGGTGTGCCAAGACTGGAACAAACAAATAGATTTGCCAACACGCAGAACGATTACAGCAACATTCCGCCAGGTATTTGAACCGTAATGGCATTTACCGCTTGGGCAGCTAGCACGGCTTTCAGCGTTGGCGATGTCCGCCGCGCCAGTTCCGTTCAGCCTTCGGGCTTGGTTTTCCGCTGTACCACTGCTGGCACAAGTGCAGCGACTGAGCCTGACCCGTGGCCAGTTGTTCGTGGTGCTGAGGTTGAAGATGGCACTGTTGTTTGGGAGGCTGTTAGCGCAGTTGGCGAAGAACTGAACAAACTGGCGCCAAGCGCCGTGATCGAACTGTTCGAGCTAGACGGCACAGCAAGCAGCATCGGCGTTGATCAGGTCTACCGATTCCACGCTGGCGTCAACGAACAGATCAGCGGCAACATCGTTTGGAACGGCAATACCTATCAGCGGTATCCGGTTGAAGCGACTGGTTTTACCTATGAAGGCGGCGGACAGCTCCCACGCCCAACCATCAGCATCAGCAACGTTCTAAGCCTGGGCACCACGCTGGTGCTTGAGTACAACGATCTGGTCGGTGCAACCGTCACCCGGATCCGCACGCTCAAGAAATATCTAGACGCCACCAACTTCACCAGTGGCACCAATGCAACGGCTGACCCGTTTGCCGAGTTTCCGCGTGAGATCTACACCGTTGACCGCAAGGTGGCGGAAAACCGCGCAGTCGTCAGCTTTGAACTTGCCGCCAGTTTCGATGTCGCTGGCGTAAAACTGCCCCGGCGCCAGATCATCCAAAACATCTGCCCGTGGACGTATAAGGGCGAAGGTTGCGGTTACACCGGCACTGATTATTACGACATCGACGACAACGAAGTTGACAACGTGGCGCAGGATGTTTGCGGACACCGTTTGTCTAGCTGCAAATTACGTTTTGGAGAAAATGCTGAGATTCCGTACGGCGGCTTCCCAAGTGCGGGACTGATTGGATGAAGCCGGAAACCAAAGCAGCAGCAGAAGCGCACGCAGAACAGGAATATCCCCGCGAAGCCTGCGGTCTGGTGGTCATCGTCAAAGGCAAAGAGCGCTATTGGCCGTGCCAGAACACTGCAACGGAGGAAATGAGCTTTGTGATGTCGCCTGCTGACTACGCGGCTGCTGATGATGCTGGCGCGATCACGGCGGTGGTTCACAGCCATCCGAACATGAAGCCCAAGGCGAGCATGGCGGACAAAGCTGCAATGGAGGCGTCAGGACTGCCCTGGCACATCGTTGGATGGCCAACAGGAACCTGGGCGAGCTATCAACCAGAAGGCTGGCAACCGCCATTGATCGGGCGGGAATGGTGCTACGGCACGTTGGATTGCTATGCCTTGGCGCGTGACTGGTACAAGCAGGAATGGGGCTTGGAACTGGCGGATTATGAACGCCACGGCGAGTGGTGGCACAAAGGCATGAACACGTTTGTCGAAAACTTCGCTAACGAGGATTTTGTGTCGGTCGGGCAGGATGCAGAACCCCAATACGGTGACGCCTTGCTGATGCAGATCGTTTCACCAGTGTCCAACCACGTTGCGATCTATATCGGTGATGACCTGATCCTGCAGCACTTGGAACGGCGGCTTTCTAGCCGTGATCTGTGGTCTGGCTATTATCGGAAGAACACCACCCACATCTTGCGCCACAGGAGTCGGCTATGAAGAAAGTGGTGCTACGCGGTGAACTTGGCAAGCAGTTTGGCCGTGTTCATCACTTTGATCTAAATACCCCGGCAGAAGCCATCCGGGCACTGTGCGCGAACTTTGAAGGTTTTCAGCAGGCGTTAGTTACTGCGGCTGAACGCGGCGTTGGTTATATCGTTCAGGTCGGAAAATTAGCCATTGAAGAATTAGACGAAATCCACAATCCAACGGGTCAAAGCGAAGAGATCAGCATCACACCCGTGCTAGCTGGTGCTGGTGGTGGGGTTGGCAAGATCCTGGTCGGTGTTGCGCTAGTCGCTGCGGCTTTTGTTATTGGTCCTGCTGCTGGCGGCTTTTTAGGTATTGGCGCCGGCTTGGGCGGTGCTACCGGCGCGGGTGCTGCAGTGAGCTTGGGTCTGGTCGGTGGCGGCTTTGCGACTGCTGTTGGTTTTATCGGCGTCAGCATGATTTTGGCCGGTACGGCGCAACTGCTGTCACCTCAGCCCGCTGATCTGCCCGGTCTTACCGGTGCAACCGGTGGACGCCGTAATTCTTTCGATCCAGCAAATAACGACCCCGCCGACAACCGTTCGAGCTACATCTACAACGGTGCCGTCAACCTGACCGCTCAAGGAAATCCAGTCCCGATCTGTTACGGACGGATGCGCGTCGGTAGCGTAGTGGTATCGGCAGGCGTTAGTACGACGGACATCTGATGGCAAAGCGTATTGCTGGCGCTGGCGGTGGTCGTCAGTCTGCACCTGCACCACAGCAGAACGTCAACGTTCAGCAAACGGTCGTCGTTCAAAGTGCCGGACCGGAGCGCAGTGACGACGCTAACTCGCTGTTCAGTAAGTCCAGCATCCGCCTGATTGATGTCATCAGCGAAGGCGAGATCGAAGGTTTTGTAACGCCTGATGATCCTGAGCAATCAATCTTTTTTGACGATACCCCGCTGCAAAACAGCGATGGATCAGACAACTTTGTTTATAGCGATTTTTCCTCGCGCGTAGGCACACAAAACCAGAACTACGTCGAAGGTTTTGCCGCCAGTGAAAACGCGGTCAATGTTAATAGCTCAATTGGTGATGACGTAGGCGATTCCGTTGTTCGCACGATCACTGACACTGACGTTGATGCTGTCATTGTTCGCATCGCGTTTAACCAGATCTACCGCGTTGACAACGGTCTAAAAGCTACCTCGATTGGCTATGCCATTGATGTCCAATCTGATGGCGGCGGTTATGTCGAAAAAGTCAATACCACTGTCAGTGGGAAATGCACCAGCACCTATGAGCGCAGCCACAGAATTGAGCTAACCGGCAGCGCACCCTGGGACATCAAGCTACGCCGTGTTTCGGGCGTCAACGACAGCACCAACAACGTCCGCCTGATGACGTTTGCGGGCTACACCGAAATTATCGACGCCAAGCTGCGCTACCCGCTGACTGCTCTGGTCGGCTTGCGTTTTGAGGCTTCACAGTTTCAGGCAATCCCGACCCGCGCCTATGACATCAAAGGCGTCAAGGTTCAGATCCCGCAGAACGCCACTGTCAACACCGACGGCAGCTTGAGCTATTCCGGCACTTGGGACGGCACGTTCAAAGTCGCTTGGTGTGCAGATCCAGCGTGGATTTTGCGCGATTTGTTGTTATCCAGCCGCTACGGATTGGGGCGATTTGTTGCCAACGCCCAGGTCGATAAATGGACGCTGTATGAAATCAGCAAATACTGCAATGCCAGCGTCCCTGATGGCGAAGGCGGCAATGAACCGCGCTTCCTTTGCAATGTCTATTTGCAGTCTCGCGAAGAGGCTTACAACGTCGTCCAAGACTTCTGCTCATGCTTCCGTGGCATGGCTTA